GGTCGTGCGCTACCGGCTGGACAATGGCCTGTGGCGACACCCGCCGCCGATTGACTGGTACACGGCGGCGGGCTATGTGGCCACCAACGATTGCTCGCAGGTCGGACAGATGGCCACCCTAATCGCGCCCGACGGTCGCGGCTATCGCGTCCTAATCGCCGACTGTGGCGGCGCGGGTGAAGGAATTGGCGCGGAATGGATGACCGCCAACGGCATCGTTGCCGAGCTGGACCACAGGCTGTGGACACGACTGACCAGTGAACACGGTCGTCCGCTGAAGGTGACACTGAGGTAACTATGGACATTTATATCATCATCGCTATTGTTCTGGGTGCGCTCATCTTCCTGAGCGTCGCCCGGACGCTCGGCGATGTCGGCTTCCTGCTCGCCATCCTGCTAATCGGCGGGGGCTACGTGGCGGTGCTGGCCAATGCCTTCTTCGGCATGGCCGCGCTGCCTTATGCCGTGGTGCTGACGCTGGCGGGCATCATCGTCAATCGCCTGTCAGCTACCAGCGACATCCCTTCCGTGGCGTGGCGTGCGCATGGCCTCCACGCCACGACCATGTCCGCCGTCTTTACCGGCATCGTGATGGCGTCTGTCGTCATGGGGCTGACGGTCGGCGGCGTGTTCAAAGCGGCCACGGCGGTCTATGGCGTGTTGGCCGTCTGGCATTGGATCATCGCCATCCGCATGGCCGCGCGGGTGATGAGCGAGCAGGATGACCGGTGACCGTTACCGGCGTTTGGCGGCGGGGGCAGGCGGCTTCAGGATTACATACTAAAACTAATCGGCATTAGTGCAACACTGGAAATAATCCCGTCCGGCCATGCAGGAGGAGGACATGGCCGGACGGGAGACTAACGCCCGAAGGCGAAAAGTCCGCTATTCCTTGCACAATCGATACGCGGGCACTTGCACCCGCACGCCGTCAACCGACAGGCGCAATTGCCAGTGGCTGGCCGTGCCCGCCCGTGACGGCCTCGCGCCGATGTCGTCGGCTATCTTCTCATCAAGCCAGCCCGACACGCCGCTATGCGCCTCTGTGCCGCGCGTCACGAAGATGGCGTCGGGTTGTAGCTCCAGCATGGGCGTCAGGCACTCTATCGCCAGCCTGACCATGTCGGCAGGGTTGCGGGTGACCAGTTGGGTCGTGGCGTGGTAGTTGTCGTCGGCCAATTCGCCGTTCAATACGACGATCAGCCGCGCGTCATGGGCCGCCCGCGCGTCGGCCACCTGTTGCCAGTAAGACCGCCACTTGCGCCATATCCATCGTTGCTGCTCATTGGCCTTGTAAGTCCCGCCGTCGTCGAGAGTGACCACGGGCGGGCACAAGGCCACTGTCGAATTGCTATGCAGGTCGCTGACAATCGCCAGCACAGTTGTTGCCACAAGCACGCCCCATCTGAAAGGCGGCGGTCAGATAGACCATGACCGCCGCCCTCAGGTCATAGAAAGTCCGCTCGCTGCTAACAATAACGTTGAGCACGGCCAGCGTCGCCAACAGTTCGAGGTTGGCCTCGTGGGACGGGGTGACACCCTCGCGGCTGTACCATTCCGTCACCACGGCCTCGGCTTCGGTTAGATAATCCCGCAAGTCGGCGGGCTGGTCGCGCTCCATATCAGGCGAAAATGTCGCGGCGCGTCATGGCATGGACGGCCTGATTGCCCGCCGATGCCAGCAGCAGGACGACCAGAATCTCGCCGAACGTGCCCCACGGATTTTCGGGGCACGTGTTACCCCAAAGGTAGCAATTGCCTAACACAAGACCGCCGCTGATGAGAGCCACCAGCGCGGCGTTAATCGTGGTCTTCTTGGCCGAAGACAGGGCCTCGAACCAACCGGCCACGCCGGGCAACCATTCCAGAACAATCGACAAAATGGCAGCCGCGATGACCGCCGGGGTTACAGATTCCATACTCATTTTATTTCTCCTTGCCGCGTCTTGCGGCCACCAAAGATACGATCTTCATGATGATGCCAGCCGCCCTTTCGTTGCGGCGACCGGCCCGGCGAGTAAATGCCCGCCGATTTCAATGCGTCCCGGATTGCCCGCTCCGACCGGCTCATGGCCCGCGCGATGTCACCAACGTAGTCGCCCGCCTCGTATCGCGCGATGATATGCTGCTTATCATCCGCCGTGAGGCGTGTCCGGCGGGCGGGCTTGACGTGCCTGTATATCGTCGCCTCGCTCACACCCAGCCGCGCACCGATGTTGGCAATGGGCACGCCCCGGTCATACCACGTCCTCATCTTGTCTTTCATGGCCGGTGGGACGCGGGTGCGTTCGGGCAGGAACAGGTCACGCCGCTTCAGGTAGTGACGCACGCCGCCGTGAGTGCGCCCGATGGCTTGCGCTACCTGCTCGATGCTCAGGCCCTCGTAGTACAGCCGCTCAATCTCGGCGCACTCGTCGGCTGTCATTCGCCGCACCGTACAAAAGCCGTGACGTTTCAGCCAGCCGGTCACCCCGTTGGCCGTGCGACCCGTGTAGGCCGCAATGAAGGCCGGTCGCACGCCCGCGTCGTTTAGCGCGGCCATCGTCGCGCCCTCGTCGGCACTAATCCGCATCGGGCGCATAAATAGCCACCATTCGCCACGGCGTGGCGTTCCAATCAATATCGCCACTCGCGTCGACCTTTATCTTGTCCGGCGGCACGTAGCGCACCTCCAGCACGTCGCCGAGCTTCAGGGTGCGAGCGATGACGTGAATCACCCGGCGCGTGCGCGGCTCTGGTTCCGGCTCCGGCTCATCCGGGGCTTCCACCAGTTCCACGTCGGCGATGGTGTAGACCGACCCCGCGTCGGCGTAAGGGGCCAACCAGAAGCGCAGCCGCCCGTCGTCCAGCACGCCGTCGGGGGTGGTGAAGTAGACAGATACCAGTGACGGCTCCGTGCCCACGTCCACGATGTAGTAAGCCAGCCCGAAGGATTCGTAGGGGATGCCGTTTCGATGGACGTGAACAGAGAGAGTGTGCGGGCCGTTAGCCGCCACTATAAATGACAGGCGGTAACGCGTCCGTGGCTTAAGCTCCAACCCCGCCTGATACAATTGGATGTTGTCGCTCCTGCCACTTATCGCCAGCCGCGCCCTGTCATTTTCGATGCTGAACTTCGACCCCTTCGGCGCGTGAAATTTCCACCCGGTGAAGCCGTCGCTAAAATCGCCATTGACTAACAGATTCAAAATTTCCCCCTTTGTGGCCTGACCTGATACATGGCGGCCACCAGTTTGTCAAATTCGCCGTGCCGTTTGGCGTAAGCTATCAATGCCCGCGCCTTGCCGCTCACGGTCGCCTCCCCCAGGTCGTCGGCATTAATTCCCAGCCGGAAGGCAAGGTCGTCCAGTTCGTCGCTGTTGAACTCTTTTGCCAGCCGCGTGTACAACTCTTTGGGGTCAATCGTCGGCGCGTCACTTGCGCCCTCTGCCGTCGCCACGGGATACTCCGGCTTGTGACCGAGGCCCATGAGTTGCGACGACAGGATGCTGACGCCCAGCGTCAAATCGGCCACCTTCGTTTGCAGGCGGCTGATCTCGGTGTGCATCTCGCGCACCTGCTCCGACAATGCGCCGATGGTTTGTTCCATCGAGGTATAGGTCGGCTTGTCGCCATGCCATGCCGCCCACAGTGCGACCCAGCCCGGCGCGGCCACCATCAGCACGACCGCGCCGATGATGGCCCATTCCAGTTCATGGTCTCCTCTCGTGCCTGTAACACCAGGATGAACAGCCCGCCCAGCACCAGCGCGACGCTGTGGAGGCGCAACGTCGCGCTAAGCAGGATGCTCACGTCGCCCGGCGGGATGAGGCCCGTCAGCACGCCGCCGTAGAAGACCATCCCGTTAATCGCCCATGTCGCCGGGGGGATGACGCAAAAGCGACAGCGCGGCCACGCCATGAACAGAGCCGCACTCGTGGCGAATATCGCCGCGAATCCCCCCAACAGGATATATTGCAGGATGGTCATCATGCCTATCGTTCGGTCACAAAGACCGTGATTGACCGGTCCTCAGTACGTGCGCCAACCGTCGTGATACGGTTAGTGACTATATACGTCATCCCTGCCGTGCCGCCGGATAGCCAGACTGTCGTCGTGTTGTCCGCTTCCAGAACATCACTATCGATCACCAGCCCGGTCGCAGTTGTCCACGTCGAGGTCGCCAGATCGTCCCCGGGCGTCAGCCACTGCGACCAGTCCAGCGTGTAGTCCAGCACGGCGTTCGCGTCTTTCGTTGCCCTGAACATCTGCGCGGTCATGGCGTTACGCGTTGGCAGCCGTCAGGGTGACGGTGACGGTCAGCGTGTCATTGTCGTTCAGCGTCCGGTTGGCCGTGAAAGCCGCGCCGCCGTACAGGACGCCGGTCGTGCCCGACTTGGTATTGTTGGTGACCAGGAACGCCCCGCCAATACCCGTGCTGTTGGTCGAGATGGTAAAGACCGCCTTGGACGCGCTGTTATCGACCGACCCCGCGCTCACGCTACCCAACGTCAATGTCTGGCGGTTGGCCTCGTCGTAGGCCGTCACTTCCGTCCAACCGGCGTGACTGCTCATGGTGTCGCCCGCCGCGAAGGTGGGCGAATTGCTGGTGATGCCGACGTACCACGTCGCCGTATAGGATGACCCCTTGAAATGCTTGTCCAGGCTGTCGTTCAGCCCGGCGGTCGTGACCAGATTCGGGACGCTCTCGCGCCATAATTCATTGCCGTCCTTGTCATGAGCGACTATCTCGTACAGCGTGCTGCGTACCATCGAAGATTGAATACCGTCCATTTTACTCACCTCGTTCAACTGTAAATTTGCGCGTTTCCTGCGCGACACTAAATATTCTGCTTTCGTTATCGACAACGAATATATGCCGGTGTGTGATTAGTATCGTAATACCAACGCTCACACTCCGGTAAACCGATAACCCTATTGCATCAGTCAGACCCGCCGACGGGCCGATAGATGCAGCCTCGACCCGTTCCAGATGGAAGGCGGCCAAAGCCTCGGCCAGCCCGTCGGCGGTCATATCCTGCGACCGGGCCAGCGTGAACAATGTGTTAATAGCCGTTTGATTGTCGGCGGTCAATCCGGCGGTCTGCGCCAGCGCAATGCCGACAGCCGCCGCCAACACGCTTGTAACGTTAAGCCCCTGAGCGACGGCCATCGTAATGGCCTCGGCGGTTGCCCTTGCCGCAACCATGTCGAGGGCGCGGTCGATTGCCAGCACCACGCTATCCCACGCCGCCCCCGCGCTTGCCTGTTCTACAGCTTGCGCCCGCAACAGGGTGAGCGCGGCCATGACCTCCGCCGTCCCGTCGGCAGTAAGGGCTGTAACCAGCCCCGCCGTCAATGCGTCTGCCGCGTCTGCTTTTGCGCTGCTCTCGGCCATGAGTGCCCGACTCAGCGCAAAAGCCTCGGCTTGCCCTATCCCCGCCGTCGCGTCAACGGCGCGGCCCATAGCCAGCAGCAAGGCCTCGGCCAACTGGCGAATCGTCGTCATGTCAACGGCGCGGATGACGCCCAGCGTAGCCGCCTCGCTCAATCCGGCGCGGGGCGTTATGATGACGCCGTGTTCCCGGAGCAGGGTAGCCGCTGCGCTTGCCGCCGTCGTTGCATCAGCTGACAATGCCCGTGCCAGTGCCAATGTCAGCCCGACGTAACCGGTCGCTTGTCCCGCATATCCGGCGGTCAATGCCCGCCCCAGCGTCATGGCCTCCAGAACGGTGAATCCGTCCTGAGCGGTTACGCTATATCCGATAGCCAGCGTCATGGCCTCGGCCAACGACAGCCCGCCGGTCGCTACCATATCGCGCAGGGCCGCAAACAACACGGCGTCTGTCGCGCCCGCCGTCCCGTCACCGGTTACAGTTAACGCCTTGAGAATCGACGCGCCGTCCGTCGCGCCCGCTGTGGCCGTGCTACCTGCTCCCTTACTTGTGCCTAGCGGCAAGCTGGCCGCGCCCCCTGCCAACGCCGTCGACGAAAAGCCCAACGCTCGCAGAATGTCGGCGATCTCCTGTACTCCCGCCTGTTCGCCGCCGGTCATGGTCAACAGACGGTTAATCGTTGTTGCGCCCCCTGCGCCCATCGCCGCGCCCGGCGTGCCCGCTGCCAGCCCGCGCTCAACGACCAACCCCGCAACCCCGCCCGCCAGTCCGTCCCAATCCGCCCCTCTTTTGGCGGCAATGGTCATGCTCTCGGTAACGTCCTGGGTCGTCGTGTATTCAATGGTGATGGAGGGGTAGGTGACGCCGCCGTCGTAGGTTTTGTAGTTGAGGTTGGAACTGGCCAAGCCAACGAGGATGATGTTGAGGTCGTTGCCGCTGCTCCAGCCGCTACGGTCGGTTATTTCCTGTATGACGCTCGCGATGTCGGGGGAGTTGTGGTAGGTTGATACTCCGAGGTCGGTGGCGTTCCAGTTGGTTTTGGCGGTGGTGCGGGTTCGGCCGCTGATGTCGTTGCTGGTTGTGGTGAAGGTGGTGGCGTCGTCGACGGCTTCGGCGTAGATGTCGAGTTTGGGGTCGTCGTTGAGGACAACACGAAGGGAGATATAGGCGCTGTTGATTGTGCTGCCTTTGGGGATGGTGACGTTCTGGAATCGTAGGCCGTGGTAGTAGCCTGTTCCGTAGATGCCGATTAGGGTGTCGGTTAGGGTGACGGTGCTGCCGATTTGTACGGCGTCGTCGGAGGATGCGGCGATGGATGTAGAGAATGTGGCCATGACAATCTACCGGCAATCCCGCAAGGTTATCCCGCCGTTTCCTCGGTATCTTCAGGAACGAGCAAGGCCTCCAGCGCGGCAATCTGCCCGTTCAGATAGGCAATGCTGCTGTTGGCCTCTTGCACCAGTTGGTCGCGTTGCGCCTTAAGCGCATCCACCTTTGCCTGAATCTTTTCGTCCGTCATGCCAATTTTTCCTCCAGATGTTTGATTTTTTCCGCCAGTTGCCAGACCGCGCCGGTCAACAGGCGGCTAAGCGCGGCCCCGTTGATGAAGCCGCCGTCGCTAATAATTCCGGCGTCAATCAGATTCTGCCGGTTGGTCGTAATGAATTTGTCCCACACGCTGTCAATCGTGCCGCCCCACATTTCGCGAGAGAGCGTTCTTAGCAAGCTCACGTCGTCATGATCGTCGTAGGCTGACCCCGTGCCGTCGTAGTAGAAGTCGCCGTTGCCCACCACGAGGAAGCGGGCACTCCCGTAATTCCCCACGCCGAGGATGATCTCGCCCGCATTTAACGCCTTCGTGCCCGGCCCCGCCCCGTCCCGTTTCGCGGCGTTGATGTAGACCGTGCCCCGTCCGGTCGTGTTGATGTTGGTATCACCGCCCACCCCCCAGCCGCTCAGCCGGAGACCCAGCGCGTTCTCGGCCAGGCCGTTAATGAGCAGGCCGCCCGCGTTGTTGTTTTCCTTGCGAAAATTGGCGTACGTCGAGGTACTGGCCACGTCGGTCATGCCGTGGGCGATGTCCGCCGTATCCTGCAAGACAAGCTGGGCGTTGTCGCTGTTGCCGCCCAGATCGGCGGCGATGACACCCACGGGGATGGCGGGCAAGCTGTAGGGGTTGTAGCCTACGCCGATTCCGCCGCGGCCAATGTAGAAGCTGGGATAGGATGGGCCACCGGTCAGATAAAGAAATTTGTTGGTCGAATTAAGCGAGAGCCGCACATCCGCGCTATACATCGTTGCTTGAGAGACAGTGAAGTACCGCTCCGCGAGGAATCCAGTATAATTGTCTCCACTATCAGTGATACGAAAATTAGCTACATTATAATTAGCAATCTTAGCGACGTATAAGCCACCAAACGGCGTCCCGCCGGGTGTTTCGGAAAAGATAATACCCGCCGAATTTTTAATATCTCCCGCATTGGCTATCTCAATCCCCCGGTCATGGCGCAACGTCACACCCTGGTTGCCATTGCTGTCGAACAGGGCCAGCCGCCCCTCGCCGCTTTCGTTCCAGATTTTCAGCCCGCTCTTGGGCGCGGCAAACGTGCCGGTAGAGGCTTGCCAGATGCCACCGCTTGCGCCTAGCGACATGGGACGGGCAAAGCTCGATGTGCCGTCGGACTTCATCTCGATGACGTTCTGGTTGTCGCTATTGCGGATGGCCAGCGTGGAGCCGTCCCAGCGCAAGCCAACGCCCGACGCCTTGCCCAGCCGCATTTTGTACGTGCCCGCGTCACGCCCTACCCAAAACCCGTCACCGCCCGCCTCGTATCCCGTCGGCAAGGGGTGGCCCACGGCCAGCGAGGGCACGTTCGGGTCAAGCCGGATGGCCTCGAACGCCGTGTCGCCGATGATATACTCCCAGCGCAACCGCAATCGCGCCCCGTTCCATTGCGCCTGTGTGGCGTTGTTCAGGCGGGCGGCATCGCCCACGGTGACGGTCGTCGTCGTGTTGCTCGTGGCCGTGTAGACCAGCACCTCGCCCGACAGGGGGGTCAGTTGGTCAGCCGTGAATACCTGGGCGTACAGCTTGACGGAATCGCCGCTAAAGTTGACCGTCTTGATGGCCGCGTGAAATGAGACCATGACCGTGTTGCCGTTCCACGTCGGATTCGTCAGGCCGACAAACAGCACGCCGCTGGTTCCGGGCGCGTTGGCGACATAGTCGCTATGGTTGGGCGTCCCCGCCCCCTCGTCAATGGTTGACCAGTAGTTGCCCGCCGTCGATATGAGGCCCTCGGCCAGATGGTCGGCGTTAGGTAGCAAGGTGCTGTAAGTCGATATTGTCCGGTAGTGCCTGACATCGATGGCCGACAGTTGCAGTGTGCCGCCCCGCGCAGCGTAAAGCGAGACGCGCGTGCCGTGAAACTCGCGCCTCAAATTGCTCAGTGTTATGTGGTTGGTATTGGTTGTGCCAACCTGTAGTCCGAACTCCGATTGTCCCGTCACCCCCGATAGCTGCCCCAGCCTGACCTGATGCGTCCGGTTGGCGTCCGTGTAGGGGTTGTCGCCCTGCCACGTGGTCATGCCCAGATAGGGCGCGCCCGCCGGGTCGATGGCCGTCAGCCATAGCCAGCCGTCACCCGATATGCCATAGTCCAGTGCCACGCTGCCGCGTGGGGCAACTTGCCCCACGGCTGACCCCGCGCTGCGTGTGGTGAACGTCCACGACTGTTCGCCGCTGGCAAGGTCGGCATATCCGGCCACCTGACCCCATGCGTTCTGTACGCTCAGGCCGCCGCCGGAACGGTTCATGATGCGCAACAGTACCCAGTCCTCGTTAGCAAAGACCGGCAGATTGTCCAGTCCCGGCGCGTCCTCGACATACAGCGTGCCGGTTCCGCTTACCGCCGGAATCGTGAAGCCGCGCGAGACCAGAGCCATCGAGGGGGTGATGTACTCGCTGCCCACTTTCACCCGCGCGGTATCGGCGATGAACGCGGCCACGTGCAACTCGTCGGCGTAAATATTGCGAAAGTCGGCGTTACCGTTGTAGAGCACGCCCCAGCCCGTGCCCATGAAGCCGCTCGACCAGTGGTTTGTCTTAAGCGTGGTCGATGCCTGTAATTCGGCCACGTTGCCCGTTGGGTTAATCGACAGATTCGCCGCCGGTTTCAATGTCAGGTTGCCCGATGCGGTTGTGATGTCCCGTGCGCCGTCGAAGGCCACATGAGCGTTGACGGCCAGCGATGACGAGGCCGGGGCCAGCGTTAATGCGCCGCTCGATGTTTCCACACGTGGAGTCGTCACCTTGTCCGCTGTAAAGTAGCGCGTCGTCAGGTCGCCGTTGCTGTCACCCTGCAAGATGGTATTGACCGTCGCCTTGGCGTTGGGTGTAGTCGTGACGGCGTGGGTGTGGCCGCTGCCGCTCACAGCGTTTGTGGTGGCTGCCGTCAGGGTGGAGGGGTCAAGGTAGACGCCGGTCGCGTCCAGCTTTAGGCCGCTGGCGGCGGGCCGCTTGACCGAGACCGCTTGCCCGCTCAAGTTGATTGAATTGTCGCCCGCCGTGACCGGCGCGTGGTGGGCCGACGCATTGGCGGCGTGAGCCGAGATGTCCACGCCGTCTACTGTCTGCGAGCCGCTAAACGCAATGTTGCCGCTCATCGTGCCGCCTGTCAGCGGCAGGTAGGAGCCGACGGGCGGGCTGCCACCGCCGCCGGGTAAAGCCCCTGACCCGGAGCCAAACGCCACGGCGGTGTTGATTAGCTGCGGTGACGCGGCTTTGGCCGCCAGCCGCTCCACCGCCGCCAGCCGCTTGCCAACTTCGGCGTTGGCCGTCGGCACGGCGTATTTCGACGGCGTGAGCTTCAGGGTCGTAATGGGCGCGCCGGGGTAATCGCCGTCGGGCGATGATTCCCGCCGGACGGATTGCACATACAAAGACGAGGGGCTGGTATAGTTGATGCTGTATTCCCCCGTCGGCGCGTCAAAGACCATTTCCACTTTCTGCCCCGGCCGGATGCCGATAGCCGAGATGCAACGCGCCGTTATCTCGCGGGCCGCGTCGGTGTGTTCGTTCAGGTAGTTAATCGCCAAACTTAACAGCCGGTCGGCGGCGGATTGTATGCTGGCGACGTTGTCACCCTCGACCGTCACCTCGCTAAACGTCACCCGCCGCTGGTGCAAGCCGATAGACCCGTTGAGCGCAGTGTTGGTCACGTATGGCGCGGCGTATAGCCCCAGCCCCGTTGTCGTCACGCTGAAGCCCGCCGATGACGCCGCCGACAGGGCTGCTGCCGAACATGAGAACAGCGTCACCCGCGCGTCTCCAGCCACGGGGATGACTTGCGTCACCGGGTCGTAATGCCCGGCGTGCCGTGGCCGTTCAATCAGGATGGCGCGGTTCTTGTCGGCGATGGCGGCGGCCATATCGGCTTGCGCGGGCATGACCAGCCTGACCGTGCCCGACACCCCCGCCGTGTCCGGCGTGCGTCGCCAGACTATCTTGCGCTTCGGCCCCTTCGGCGATGCCTCGGCTGATTTCAGCCGGAATTGCTCGCCGGTCTCGTCGGCGATGGAACGCAAAATGGAATAGACGGTCTCGCCGCCGCCCGGATAGCGTGTGCCGCCAGCCGTGCCCGTGCCGGTCTCAAATTCGACCGTCCAGCCGGATGTGAATCCGGTGATGATCTGAGTGACATCGTTGGTCGCCGGTTGGCTGTAATCCTTGACCTGTACGGCTTTGCCGGAGTTGGCGAGGCTGGGGATTGAATCGCGCAAGGTGATGATGTCGCCCGACGGCCCTTCGTCAATCAGCGTCTGGTGGCTGCCGCTATTCAGCGTGACGGTGATCTCCTGACCGGCAGCCAGTCCGGCGGGCGCGGCCACCTTTATCTTGCGGATGCGTATCTCGATATTGTTGCCGCTGGTGGCTGTTGACGGCAGACGGTCAACGGTGTCCAAATATTTGTTGCCGCCCGATTCCCGCACGGCACGAATCTCGCTGATGAACCATAACAGGTTGTTCATCTTGACGCGCAACTCGCGCCCCACGTCGGCATCACTTGCCGCGCTGACCTGAAACGAATCCGCGCCCGCCGTCGCCGTGGCCGACAGGGTGCGGCCGGTGTCAGGCGCAGCCGCGGCCTCGGCCAGCGTCGTGTTGTAAACGGTCTCGGCCCCCAGCGGCCGGTAGATTGTCCACCGGGTCAGGTCGGAATGGAGCAGCGGGCCGCGTATCTCGATCATGTCCGTGCCGGGGATTGTGATACGCTCATTGATGATGAACGGCTCGGCGAATGTCACCTCGCCGTCACCCAAGTCAGTGCGCACGGCGTCGGTCTTGACCGCCCAGCACAGATTCCCTTGCGCGGCCAGCGTGTTTAGATCGCTGTTGTTGACGAATACCAGCGAGGCTTGCCCCATGCCGCTGTCGTTGTCGTCAAACGACCCTGACACGGCCTGATGCGTCGTACCTCCCTGATTAAGGGGTGTGTCTATATCGCTCAGGGAGTAGAAACGCGCGGTAATTGGCCCGAACCGTCCCATATCACACCCACTCCGTTTTCTTTTGCCAGACGACCGTCACATAGGCGCGCTGGTAATAGTTCTTGTGCATTGGCGGCGCATTGTGGACGCTGATGTCTTCCTGCACCACGTCGATACACCGCGCGGTGCAAGTGAAGGTCACGTCGCTCGCGCCCCGTTCAATCCCCGTGAGCGTGCCCTCCTTGCCGCGCAGCCCTTTCAGCACGGCGATGCCGCTGTTGAGCGCGGTCGCGCCCTTGGTCGTCGGCGTTATCTTGTAGCGTGCCGTCACCTGCCCCAGCACCACGTCGGCATCGGCCGCGCCGTCGGCGTCAAACATCGCGCCGTTCTCCAGCACACCCATCCGCGTATAGGCCGGGTACGTCTCGCTCATCGAGACCATGCTGCGCCCTGAGGCGACAATGGTCGTGCCGTCAAATGCGGTGATGTCCAGCAATGCCATTACCAGTTCACCCCCTCTTGCAACAGGTCGGCATAGAAATCACCCAGCCCCTGCTTAATCGATGACACGACACGGCGCGGGTCGGCGACTTGCCCCGAAAAGTTGACGTTCATGTTGATGTTCGTGCCGCCGGACTTGCCACCGCCGGAGCGTGCCGGATTGCCGGGCGTGCCGCCGCCGCCACTGCCACTGCCCACATCGGGCGGAGCCAACGGCACAATCTCGACAAAGACTTTGGGGCGCAAGGCTTCAATCCGGCGGATTTCCGCATCGAACGCACTGGTGTCGGGGTCGTCGAATGTCACAACGGCGGGCAGGCTGTCAATATCGGCAATGATGGTGTCAATCGCGCGGGTGACGGCGGTCGTGTCCGGGTCGTCAAAGGTGATTTTGGTCTTTTCGCCCATGATGCCGTCCAGCGGGTCGAGGGCCTGCTGTAATGCATCGGTGGCGATGGTCGGCTGAATAGCGACGTGAATAGGGTCGCGCGTGGCGACCGTGGGGTCGCCGTCTACCCAGTCAACTTGCGCGGGCACGGCGACAGGAGCCCAGCCGCGCGCGGAATTTTCCAGTTGCGTTTGCACGTCAGCCAGCGCCCCCCCCAGAATGTCCTGCACTTCCTCGATTGCCCCCAGAAATGCCGACGTGTCAATCCTGCCCAATACCCACTGCTTCGTCAGTCCCTCCAGCGCGCCCTGAAACAAAGCGGCCTTTGTCGCGGCCTCGGCCATTTCGGGGGTGAACTCCCCCAAAGCCACGCCCAGCGCGCCTAGCTGTGACACCGCTGCGCCCGACGATTGCGCCATCCCCATGATGGCCTCGTTCACTTTTGCGGAGTCGAAGTTACCGAAGATGTCGATGAGGTCGGGCACGGCGTCGTCTTTCAGCCCTGACATCGCCGTAGTAAAAGCGTCCGACGCCGCCTGGGCCGCCTCGGTGAAAGCATCGGACAGTTCCTGCGCAATCTTGTCGGCGGCCTCGGCGGCCTCGGCGGCAAGGTCGTCATTAATCTGGCTAATGGTCCGCCCCCATGCAACCAATGCGACTTCCGGGTTATCGACCATGGCGCCGGCCGCCTTTCGCATTTCGTCCATGGCGCTGGTTGCCTGTTTGATTGCCGGTGTCCAGTCTGAGAAAAGAATATCAGCGCCGCCCATGTTGTTGAGAAGGGCCAGTTCACGCCGGGCCATTTCGACGCCCTGTGCAAATACTGACCAATCGCCCGTGGACAAGTTTATAGTTTCCAGTTTGTTTAATTCAGTAACGTCCCGCCCCATCCCCTGAAGCTCGGCACGCAAGTCCATAAACATTTGCCGCTGCGCCGCATTGTATGCCGCAGTTCCCAGTGCGGTGACAATTGCCGCTCCAGCCTTCCCCGCCGCGGTCGCCAATTGCTCAAAACTCTCCGCATAACTTAACACGCCGTCGGTTGCCTCTGTCAGCCCCGCAGTGCTCTCCGTGGCGAACGCGATCTTAAACGCATTGCCGGCATCCTCGGCCGCGGTCGTCAATTGCCGCATGGCTTTCTCGGCGTCGCTTAGCTGGATGATGTCCAGCTTTTGCTCGCCCATAGTGATGACGGCCTCGGCGTAGGCTTCCTTCGCCGACATGCCCGCGGCCTCAAATTCCTTCGCTTTGGCCTTGACCTTGTCCATTTCCAGCCCCAGCGCGTCAAGGCGCAGACCGGACATGTTGTTAAGCTCCAGGATGAGGTGCTGCATGTTCCAGCCGAGTTGCCCGGCCACGCTGCCGAGCCGCACGGTCTGGTCGTGGGTACGGGTCAGGCCCAACGCCATCATCTCGCTGGCATTGGCCATTAGCTCCGCTTGCGAGACCATCCCCTGCGTCGCCGCCGTCAGGTCATTGCGCAGCGCGTCCGCTGTCGTGCCGATGCTACCGGCCAGCCGTTCAAAGTTGCCCTGAGCTGTGGCCAGAGCCGCGCCCTCGCCCAGTGCACGCCATGCGCCCTGTACCGTGCCGATGAAGGCGTTCATCGCCGCCGACGCGACTTGCATCGCCGAGTTAATGCCCAACGCCGACATGCCCAGCTTGCTCAGCTTGTCGCCGAAGCTCTGGATGTTTTGACTGCCGCGGTCTACGGATTTGACGGCTACAACAACTTCAGCCATTAGACCTTTACCCCCACGGCGTCGAGCCATGCCAGCATGCGCCCGTCGTCGGGCCGCATGTTATGGATAGCGTCGCCGGTCAATCCGCGCACCCGTTGCACTGTGTCGTAGATGTTTCCAAAAAGGTTCATCATGTACATCGTCTGCGCATCCTGATCCATTATGCTGCCCGCCTCCGGTAGCGCGTGATACTGGCGGCACATCCAATACAATCTAAGTTCCGGCGGCGCGTTTTCGTCAGCCCCGTCGGCTAAATCGACCACGCGCTGTATTAGTTTTTTTCAGGCGCGACCAGTGCCAACATGTGCCCGGCGACGCTGTTGGCCGTCCATTGCACAATATCGGCGATACGCGCGTCGGTCTCCGTGTCCATGTCCAGCGCGGCCGGGTCGGGTATCAGGGCGCATTGCCAATCTTCGACAATTGGCAATGCGGCCACCCAGTAACGGATGAATGCCGAGTCGCTTGCGACCCGCCCCAGATGTCCACGGAAATTCAGATTCTCGCGGACAGTAAACCGCTCCGGCAAACTAAACGACACGCCTAGCTCTTTGTTCTCGTACTGTGTCACAATCCCACTCCTTCAGGCTTTAGGACGCCGCAACGCTGGTGACGCTCAAGCCGTTCTCAGCCGACAGGGTGGCCGAGAAGGAGTGCCGTTGCCCGACGTTTTGGCTAAGCTGCACGCTGGTGACATACACTTCACCGATACGAAACTTCGAGGCTGAGTACTTAATTTCCAGCGTCTTGGTAACGCTCGTACCGTTAACCAGCGGTGCGAAAATGGCATAGGTGGTCGTGTTGAGCGCGCCGTTAATCTGCGCCTCAGTGCCACGGGCCAGCCCGGCCAGCGACCGCTCGCGGGTGTCACCCAGCCCCGTGTCGTCCAGCCTGTTGGCCCCGCCACTATCGCTCACGCTGTTGATGTACGATCCAATATCGGTAATCGCGCCTGACGCATTGTCAATCCGCAGCCCGCCATTCTTGCTAGTCCAGTTTGCCATCTTGTTCTATCTCCCTATCCAACAGGGCGCGGATCGCTGCCGCGCGTTGATGATGATACGTGTCAAGGTTGCCGCGCATCTCCAGGTTCCGGGCCGCATCCTCATGCCAAGCCAGTTCGGTCTCCAAGTCCGCGCGGATTTCAGCCGTCATAGTCGATGAATCTTTCTTCTTGCCAGTCAACATATACCTCCCAAACTGCCCACATGGGGCCGCCTTCGCGCAACCAGCGTTGTTGCATGTCGCTGCCGCCGGTTACCCAACCCTGTAACGCCATGCCGTCAAGCGACGGATGACGATCCAGATAATCAACGAGCCGCCCGACCAGTTCCTGCAAGGCGACGGCGGTCGGCGCGTCATCAACCCAGCGTCGCCATACCTCGATGACCGTGCGCCATGTGGTGATAGCCGCCCCGGCCGACAGGGATGACGGCTCGTTCGACCACGCCCCCGGCTTCAGGATGGCGTAATGCGGCGCGTTGCCGCTGTTGAGCGGCTTCCAGTCGGCACGCGATACATTGCCCGCGCGAAAGTCGGGCATATCGGCAATGATGGCCATAATCTGCGCCTCGCCGGTTGCGTAGCTCATGCGTCGAATTGCCCCCGTGTGAATATCGGCGTGGCCTCACCGGTGAAGGACAATCCGGCATGAGCGCGGCCGGGCGTCAATTCGCCCTGTTGCCGCAATGCCTCGGCTATCCGTAGCGCAAGGTCGTCGCCCATGTCGTCTGGCCTGAGCGCGCGGATGCGGCTGCCCTCGTCATCGTTCCAACCCGTGCCGCGCTGCGTTAGCTCCACCTCGGCCGCCGCCTTGCGGATGACCCACTGCTCACACATTTGTTTGGCGATGGCATTGGCAACGGGCACGGCGATGCCGCGATTGAGCAGGGCCACGTTAAGCGTCGCCGACCATCGGTCAATCATGCCTTCCACGTCTTCGAGCGTCGGGCGGGTGAAGGCGTCGAAACTTTCCGCGCCGTCCAGCAGATGCCGCGTCAGTGCGCGGACATCCGCGACCGTCCCGTAGCTGTCACTTCTCAATGACATTGCTCTTGACCTTGCCCTTCCCAGCCGTTTGCGCCGTCACGACCGGCCGCGGGATTACGTATTCATTTTCGATAAGCTGCCGGTCGAATTTTCCGCCGACCGGCTCCCACACGTCGCCCGGCTGATACTGCCGGTTGTCGTAGCGAAAAACACGCCGGACGATATATTCCATCGTTATGCTCATTTGTTGCCTCCAGTAAAACGTTCCTGCACATGCGTCCATAACACCGGCCGTCCACGGTACAGCACCGTCCGCCCCTCGCGGGTCACGCCGTCGGGCACGCCATAGTGAAAGTGACAATGCCAGTTGGGTGACGCCGTTATGCGCGTCAGCCCCGCAACAGCCGCCGCGTAGCTTATGAGCCACTGCACACGCGACTTGTGCTTGAATACCGCGTCTGCCAGGTCATGCCGTGACAGATACTCACGATATAGCTTCTGCCATGCCTCTCGACGCGCCGCAATCCAACCGCCGTTGATGCACCCTATAGCCGCATAGCCCGGCAGGATGCGGTCAAGCTCGTCGGCATCATAGGGCGTGCCCATTCGGCGGGCCTCGTCGGCCAGCGTGTCATCTGGGCCTGCGTTCATCCCCGCCGCGTAATTGGCGGCGGTCAGCGCGTCGAGGCTGGCCATCTCGGCTGTGTTTAGCGGTCGCTGTAACATCATGTCGCAATCAGTACAGATAATCAGGTCTTGCGGGTCACGTGTCGGCATGTGCGGCAAAAATGAGCCGTGCTGCACCGCCCGTAGTTGCGTCTCGCCAACGTTCCGGTCAATCCGCCGCGTGCTTAGCCCCATATCGACTACCCACGGCGGCGCGTCGCAGCCCACACTGAAAATAATCGGCACTATTTCCGGGTTCAAGTGACGGGCAAGGCTGGCCAGATAGGGCCGCGCCCGCTCCCAATAGTTATCCGTGCAACTAGCTACCAGATAGATCATTGATTAACTTAATCCACTCGCGCGCCGATTGCTCGACATCGTAATTGGCGGCTGCGAATTGGCGGCAATCGCGTCCGGCTTCCATCATCTGTATGGCGTCCGGCAGATCGTGATAGTCCTCGCCGGTGATGACCTGCAATCCCGCCGCCCAGCCCGTGACCGTCCGGTTGTTGCTCTTGACTTTTCCCCACGGCCCCGGATAAGGCGGCAGCAAGGCGATATGATGCGCCGCCAGCGTCTCGGCCTCGGTGTCCAGCGTCCATTGCTTGTAGGTCACCGGGATGACCGCGTCGAGGTCAGGGAAACGTGTATCGGGCGCATCGTCAAAGATGGTCAGTGATATATCGTGGCCGTCGCCTCGCCAGCGGTACAAATTGACCACGGCGGTAAACAGGGCGATCCGGTTGACGGCTATCCCGTACCAGATGAGCTTCACAGGGTCGCCGGGCATGTAACGGGTCGGCGGGACGAAATGTGACAGCAGCACCCGGTCGGGGATGACTGTCACTCCCACCGGCTCGGTGTTATGCATGGCTTTCCATTCCTGCAGGTCAGCGGCCAGCGGCTCGCTGGAGGCGACAATCCCGTCTACGTTGTTGACCGCCTCTTTCGCGCCCGGCACGTCGAACCACCACGAGGGGTCACAGACATCCCAGAACACAATCCGGCCCATCGCCCGCAACTTGGCGGCCAGCGCGGGGGCGACTACTTTCTGGAATACATACGCCGCGGCGTCGGGCAGATTGCCCACCTCGGCCATCGTCACCACGATCGCATCGGGTATATACCGCGCGGGCCAGTAGGCCCGCATCCGGCTGCTGCCCCATTCGACCGGCCCCATCGTGATGAAACAGACGCTATTCATTCATCCTCAGGTCGGCCATGCGCTTCTTAGCCCACAGGGCGCGCCCGTGGCCGGTGGCATCGTCAACCTCGCGCATCGTAGCCGCGTATGTGCCCGCCCCCTGCGCCGCGTAATCCGACGGATGCAAGACATAGCTCAGCATGTGGCCGGGCCGCACGTCAGGGTCGCCCCACAGGTCATGCCCCGCCGCTCGCGCCATGAACGGGTAGCGAATGTCGCTGCCCACCGGCCGACGGTCATATTGCCCCCGCAACGGGCGCAATAGCCGTCGCAGCGTGTCGATGTCTCTTTCACCCAGCGCGCCCATGACTTCGGTCAGGTCGAACGGCCAGAACGCCATCTCGTCTTCAATGACATCCCACTCGCCACGCAATACCTTCTGCCGCGTGTCCTGGACTACATCCCGATGAATCAGAACGCAGCCCCAGCCCGACGCGCCCAGCGGGTGAAGCCGCCCGCGCTCCGGGTCTTCGAGGAACGGGCGCAACGGCCATTCGTCACCCGGATGAAACCAGACCGGTATCAACGGGCTGTGTCGCCGTTGCAGGTAGTAGCCGCTTACGTACGGCACGCCGTGCGACCGCAGCCGCTCCAGCGTATCGGGCGCATAAACCATGTCGCCGTCGAGCATGAGCAGCCACTCATGCTCGCTTGCTATGAATCTGTTAAAGTGCTGCTGCCTGACCTCGTACCCTTTCGTGCCCCGCCCAAAATGGACGCTGTCGCCGGGCCGTTTGTCCAGCAGTTCGATGCTGTCGCGGCACTCGCCATATTCGATGCCGCCCTCAGCAATCCCGATATAACATGTTCCCATTCCCCACTCCTGAAGCTTGGGCCGCGGGGCTGTGGTTGCGTCAGGCCGTTTCCCGCTCCGCGCTACTGACGTGGCCACAGCCCCGCGGCCCAAGTTATTTCACTGCTATTCGATCACGTCCGACCAGAAGTAGCCGAGGTCAGCGGCAACCAGGCACTGATCCCATTGCTCTTTGTGTTGCAACACGTCGGCATGACGTGCATTGTCACGATAGCGGTAAATCGTGCCCTCGCCTCCACCGGCCGCCCACGTAAAGGTCTTGCCCGCCGTGGCGTCGAAAATGCCCGCGCCGGGGTTGTTGTAAATCAGCAACGCCTTGTCGGAGATAATCGCCGTGGCCGCGAAATTGTCCGCCTCGTTGTTGGCGTTATAGGTCGCGCGGCAGACCAAAATCTGGGTAAGGCCCAGCACCGCCGTCAGCGAGGAACTCACCACGGCGTCGGTCGTCGCCATGACATACTTCAGGCGGTCAACCACGTCGGGGTGGGTCATCAGCGCACGGTAAGCATCGTAGCCGACAATCAGCGTGTTGGGCACGTAGCCCGTCGCACCGGAGATCGTGTCGGACGCCAGCAGGATGTCGCCAATGGGGTCGCCAGCAGACGAGTTGTTCCACTTGCGGGCCGTGGCGAGGTCAGTGCCCCAGACGGTGGCCTTCATGAAGTCGGCGGCGAATTGCAGTTCCTTGCGAATCAGCGACTTCTGCGCCAGAAACTCAATCGCCACGCGCTCCAAGTCCATCGGAATCTGGGAGTTGGCGCGAACCTCGTCGGCAAGAGCGTAGTCGGCGGCGAACTGGCGGGTCACATACGTGCCCTTGTCCGTGCCGAACTCCAGCCGGGCAAACGGGTCGCCGGGGGCGCGGTCGCGCAGCCCGTCAGTAAAAAAGTACTTCTTCGTCAGCTTGGCAAACGTGCCGCTGTCGGAATTTACCGGAACGGAAGGAAACGCCTTGCCCGCGACGAAATTGGCAGCCGATTGCCGGTAGCCGACCATCATGTTGGTCAGCACCGGTTCGACCAGTTGAACATCATTGATTGTTGGAAGTGCCATGTCTTAACTCCATCCCTCCTAGAAATTCGTCAGGGAGACGAAAACCTCAAAAAGTTTACCGCTCGCCCCGACGGTCACGGCGCGACCGATCATCGACGCATTGGCCGTGGTACTTACCACGCACAGGCCGGTCGAATTGGCCGTCACCCATGAGCCGCGAGGAATGTCCCCGCCCGCGTAGGCCTTGGTCATGCCCGCAGCCACGACTGACGCCGGTTCTCCGGCGGCCGGGTCGTTTTGCAGGATGCCGATGTTGGCCGCCGTCTTGGCCCCAACTTTGACCTGTCCGGTCGAATTAAGGGCCGCAACGTAGTACTGCTTGGCGGAAAGGTCAGCCGACGCCGTCAGCCCGTGAATCCGCAGATTGTCACCGCTGTTTGCTGTCATTGTTGTTCTCCTATCGGTAGGCAGCCGCGATCAGGTCGGGCTGTGTCGCGCGAACCCGCGCCATGGCTTGCACATAATCAATCTTTTCGGCGGTCATCACAGACTTGATGGCCGCGTCGAGTTCCATCACCGGATCGCCGCTGGGGGCCTGCCCCTCATGCCCGACATTGGCCGTCAGGGCACTCACGCGGGCCTGCTCAGCCAACGCCTTAAACCGGCGCAACAATTCGCCCGCCGTCTCGTCGGTCAAGCCCGCCAGCAGGGCAGGCAGCCCGTCGTCGTCGGCCAGCGATGTCTCGGCCAGGTCGGCGGCAAAACGCTGGACACGCTCGGCCTGAGCGGCGTCGCTCTCCATCCTGGCGATTTTGGCCGCCAGGTCGTCGCGCTCGCTCTCCACTGCCGTCAGCTTGTCGGCGTCCACCGTCGCCGCGGGCGCGGGCGGTTCCGGTTCTTCAGGCACGCGCCCAAAAAGTCGATCCAGCCAGCTAACCGGTACTGTCACGGTTTCTCCACTCATGTTCTTATCTCCTTGTGTGATGTCGGCTGTATACAGGGCCGCCGCCTCGCCCAAGTGGGGCGTATGCAGCAGCGCGTCGCCGATGATGAGCGGCCCGTCCTGTACATCACCCGTCTGAGGGTCTTCCAACCCCCCTTCCCAAACGATCTCAGGGCTGTGGTAGCGATAGGCTCCACGCGCCAATGCCGCCGCGCCCTCGTCGTTGTACTCAGGCACGGCGTATAACCCGTCATCGCGCACTTCCAGCGCGACGATATGCCCACCGGCCGGGGTCTCGTCTTTGTGCGAGCCCAGCTTAATCGGCGGGCGAAAATGCGGCAGGCGAAAACGCGCAGCCAGTTCCCGCGTGATCTCGCGCTTGCGCCCGTTCTTCACCAGTTGCCCAAACGGCAACAGGCGGAATGGCTCCCCCGCCGCCACGGTCACAAAATCGGTGATAACGTATTCGCTCATAGTCGTAAAAAGAGAAAAGCCCAGAGCCGCTCCCCTTAAAGGAGCGACGCTGGGCTTATAGCCTCAAACTGTTTCCAGTCGCGTCAACGGGCGGCCAATAGGCCAGTGATCAAGTCATCTACCCGTGAAATATGAGATTGCGCTCCATTCTATAGCATTGCTGCGGTTGTGTCAATCATCCTCTCTATCCGCCGCCGTAATGACGTGCATCCGCCCGCATGCGGGACAACGTATCTCGATGTACGCGCCGGGCGGCAGGTAGCCGACGAACAACAGCCGGGAGCAATCCGCCGCGCGATGCCGATACTCTCGCCGCATCCCGTAGCGCGACGGCGTGACGGTCACCCTGGTGATGCTTGTCGTGTCAATCATCGTCCTTCCAGAAAGGCGGCCAGTCGTTTTGACATCGCCTCGAACAGCCGCTCTATACCCGGCTTGGCTTTCTCGGCCACGGACTTTAGCGTCCACCACCGTCCCTTGTGCATCCATGCCTGTTCGTTGTCTCCAATGACGTAAGGCGCATAATCCAGCCGCGTGCCCAGCCGGGCCTCGTAGCCGCCGCCAATGCGCCGTGTCTCGTAGATGTCGGCTTGCCCGCCTAGCCCGATGCTGCGACCCAGCGTGCCCGTGCGAACGTAGCTGCTGCCCGACGGCGGCGAGGGGTATTGCGGCACGCTGCCCTGTACGTGCAACAGCGTTTGTTTCATCGTCTGTTCCATTTCGCGCTCCAGCTTGTCCGGATAGTTGCGCATCCGCTGCGGCAGGTCGGGCGGGTCGAATGTTACCTCGATGTCTATCTGGGTCATGGCTTGCCTCCTGTCGGGTCGAATAGGCCCGCGGCGGCCTCGTCATCCGATAGCGCGGCGAGGACTACAGGTTGTAACCAGCACCGGCATTGCACGTGAGCCGGCGGCACAATCACGGTCATCGGCGCGCGCAGGGCTTTGGCCAGTTCGGGGTTGGCGGCCAGCATCGCCGCGGAAAATTCCCACCCGCCGCGCAGGTCAACGTAGGAGCCGTGGAGCTTCGAGCATATCGGGCACACCATCTCGTCTCGTGCCGTCTGCCAACGTTTTCCGTCTACCACCCCCGACGCCTTCCACGCCATGACGTTGCCGCTGGCGTAAATGCGCGTCACTTCGGTCACGGCGATCATGTGCGCGCGCCGGTCGTCAAACAGCCCGCGCAACCGTAGCTCCAGTTCTGGCAACGACGCGCCGGACTTTCCCCAGCGGGTTATCTCATCGGTCACGCCGCGCCGGGTCGTCTCGTTCACCGCCCAT